GGTAAAGGTGTATGAGTAGATAGACCACAACTTAGGATAGACCGAGTTGATTGTGTCGTTGATTGCTTGCTTAATTCTCTGACGAGGAAATGTAGGAGTAAGAACTACTTGTGCATATTGGCTATGTGGTGATGGTGTTGTTCCTTGGAAGCCACGTCCAAAGCCTGGAGCTGCATTGAGAGTATTAGTTGACTTGGTAAAGTTATCTACCCAGACCAACTCATCGTCAATCTCTACTACACCTTTAGCAAGGTTGTCAGCAGATCCCACTTGAATAGCAGTATCGGTGGTTGTAATAGCATTATTAAGATAAGTGATTCGATCTTGCTTGAGCGTATAGCCAGCAAGGGATGATCTTACCTCATCCACCATCTCGTTAAACGTTGCCATCTTTTACCTTTTCCTCATAGAAACGAAGGTTGCTTATCAACCGTTCTTCGTCTGGACTGATCTCTACTGCTTTCCTGCCGTGCTCTACTGCTGTCTTAAAGTCATTGAGTTGCCAAGAAGATACTGCTACTAGGTCGTGTGCCATATGGTTCCAAGCCCAGTTCTCTGCCAAGAAACCCATCGGCTTTTGTGTATATTCCAAAGCCTTCTTTGCTACTAGCAGACACTCATCCCACTGTCTTGTAACGTAGTAGTGCTGAGCCAAAGCCAAGATAGATTCTCTGCTGGGATACTCTTCAGTTCCCCTGATGAACCACTCTTCAGTATTCTTTGGATCTACCTTGCCTAGTATTCGGCAAGCTGCACTACGCTCTTGTGGAAAGATTGATAACTCTAGGTACTTCTTGAGAGTCTCTGTAGCCTGCTCATTCTGCCCATAGTAGGACTGTTCTCTACCTAGGTAATATAAATTTCTAGCATCAGGATTCTCATCTACTGCCATCTCTAACAGCGGTAGGTACTGAGCACGTGATGTCTCTTTGTTCTGATGATGGTGGATCTCAAAGCCATCTATACGAACTTTGTTCTCTATCTCTTTGCCATACCATTGTGGTACTTCGTGGATCGGATACATCCACCGGACATTGTGTCTGCGGTGCACCTTGAATCCATCAAACTCTGTAAGTGCCTGACCCTTATCATCAAAGGATTCTATGCGCCTATATGATGGTCTATCTATACCTAGCTCGTGTGCCTTCTCAAGATACCAACGCCAGTCAGGAGTCAATACCTCATCTACATCTAGTGCTATGCAATAGTCTGCATCAGATGGGATAACTGCTAGCGACGCGTTCCTAGCATCGTCGAATCTAAATGGCGAAACATAGATCGGGACAACCGTAATGCCAAGACTTCGTGCAATCTCAACGGTTCGATCTGTTGATCCTGTGTCAGCAAGGATGTGGTAGTCGGCTTCTTTACTAGACTCATACCAACTCTCAACGTATTTCTCCTCATTCTTGCTAATCGTATAAACTGCAATCTTCAAAAGTCATTCACCTCTTTAAGTCGTAAGTCTGAATAAGAGGGGAACTGTGTTACTAAGTTAGGCTGTGCTAGGCAGGCAGTGTAGTTCTCAGAATAGACTCTGAGTCCAATATCTATATACCATTCATACCCATCAAGGCTATCTATAAAGTGACGCATCCTGACTGGGTTAATACAGTAAGCCTGAGATCCAGTAGTCATTACTGGTCTGTGCCAATCTTTATTTATCTGTACTATTTTTCCAGTGCTCTTAGGTATCAAAGCTCCTAGATAAAAGATGTCGTAATTCTTTGGTAGAGTCTGCATTACCTGATCAAAGCGTTCTGCAAAATCTTCTACGAATAAAGCATCATCTTCTAGGATTAAAACCTTCAGATCAGGATACTTCTTCATCACCGCTACGTGGCTCATAGTCCCAGCAATGATTGGATCTATGCCCAACTCTTTACCATCTACTGCGCTGAAGCGTTCGTACTCAATCCCCAGTTTTTTTAACTGAGGATCTAACTGCTCCATACGATCTGTTCTACGATCAAGATTAATTACTACTACCTTGTCAAAGTACTCGTTTACTTTCACGAGTGTAGTCTACATCCCACCGAGCATAAATATACTTGGATTGGGGTCTGTCACAACAGATGCCCAAGATGCTGTTGTCCCATTAGTAGTAAGGTATTTGCCTGAGTTGCTGGTTTGAGACGGAACCAATAATGAAGTATCTGTAGTCTTGACCAGTCCTGTTGTTGGATGGACGTGATCTTGGGCAGAAGCAAGTGTTGCTGTACCAGCTGCTGCCGTACCTAACGCTACTGGAACCACTGTACTTAAAGTTGGCTGTGGTCCTGTAGCACCTGTCGGTCCAGTGGCCCCTGTAGGCCCTGTAGGGCCTGTGGCTCCTGTTGGTCCCGTAGGTCCAGGCACTGTGCTATCGGCTCCCGTAGGCCCTGTAGGACCCGTAGAACCGGTACTTCCAGTCGGTCCTGTAGGACCAGTCGGTCCTGTTAAGCCTGTATCTCCGGTGGGACCAGTTGGTCCAGTTGCTCCAGTAGATCCCGTAGCCCCAGTTGGGCCTGTTGCTCCCGTTGCTCCTGTATTTCCTGTAGGACCTGTAGGTCCAGTCGCTCCCGTTGCACCTGTGGCTCCTGTACTTCCTGTTGCTCCTGTGGGACCTGTTAAACCTGTTGGTCCTGTAGGCCCTGTACTTCCTGTAGGTCCTGTTGGACCGGTTGCACCTGTATCTCCTGTTGGTCCCGTAGGACCTGTCGGTCCAATGCCACCAATGCCACCTGTAGGACCTGTCGGTCCTGGGTTTCCTTGATCTCCCTGTTCACCTTTAGGACCAGTTGGACCAGCAGGACCTGTGGGTCCTGTAGCTCCTTGACCACCTTGTGGTCCTTGATCGTTAGCAAATGTTAAACCAACTTGAGGAGTAGTGGATTCAATGACAATGATTGTTTCGGTCATACCGTCACCCCTGGAGTTACAATAAACTTACCTTCAAGTAAGCGTGTATTTACAGAACCTGATGTAAGCACTAAGTCATAGACGTAGCGATTAGGTGCAATGTTTGTATTGGCAGAACTAAAAGTTACTGTCACTCTTCCTGCATCATTGTTAAAAACAATTCTTCCATTTGCTGTAGTAGCAAGAAGTGTGGTGGTACTAGATCCTAAGAATGGTCTAACAGTCATAGTCCCTGTGTAACCAGCTAGGTTCCAAGGAGTTCCATCTGTTGCCACTGTGAACTGGAATGTGAATGTAGTAGCCTGATCGCAGACCAGATTATACTTCGCACTCATCAGGCACCTTCATCAATACTTTGGAGTGCTGCATTTGCAGTAAGACCAGTAGTACCAGCGATACGATTGCATACGCCAGCGTAATCAAGATGGGTGTTCGCACTGCCCGAAATACCCGCAATATCATTAAGAACTCCTACTGTATCTTTGTGGTCACTTGTGATACCACGTGCTGCTGCCCAGCGACGAGCAGCAAGTGCTGCATCTACATACTGTGAAATAGGTGGGTAGGTGCCACCATTGGCAAGACGATTAAGTTCTGCTACTAGGGTTGACCCTGGATTTCCTGTTGGCACCTATCTACCTCACTTCTTCTTTTTGGCTGCTGCTGCGTTATCTACTAAGTTTGGATATGGACGACCTGCTGCTTTGGCTTTTGCTTTAGCAGAAGCCTTCTGCTTTGGTGTCAACGCAGTTGATTTTTTCTTTGGATTGGGTTTATCCCAAAATGCTTTCTTCTTCACCACTTCACCTTGTCTGCCCAGAATGCAGCAGACATCTTTCCTTTAGCGATGTTCTTAGCGTGACGAGCCTTAAATGATGCTTGTCTTGCTGTTGGCTTCTTATCCCCTGATACGCCTTGCTGTCCGAAGCGAATGGTCTTGACCTTATCGCCTTCTTTGGCAACTACAACGTGGGACTTAGTCGGATGACTTGGTGTGCGCTTAGGCTTGTTAAAGCCTGCAACTCCTGCTCGCTTTAGGCGAGGATCTTTCTTTGCCATCTACTTCTTCTTTTTCTTGCTCATCCCAGCTTCGCTCAAAGCGATAGCAACGGCCTGCTTCTTGTTCTTAACAACTGGACCCTTCTTAGATCCAGAGCGAAGTTTGCCTGCCTTAAACTCAGACATTACCTTCTTGACTTTGGCTGGCTTCTTCTTCATTACTTCTTCTTGCCCATCTTCTTCTTAGCAGGCTTGGCTACCATCTTCTTGCCAGTTTTCTTGGCTTCCATCTTGGCCATCTTTTCACCCTTAGCTGTGTAAGGAAATTCTTTCATTCCGACT